ACCGCAACCGTTCAACAATGTCCATCATTCTCCTCCATTAGACAAAATAAAAGAAATTTTTCTTTTTATCTCCTGTATCAACTTTGAATCTTTATTTTCAGGATTGAGGAGCAAATGACCTTCAATCGTGTCATCAAGCCATACAAATCCTTTTTGCAGCCGCTCAATCTCAGCGTCTTTGCTTTTCAGCATGGCTTGCAGAATTGATGATGATCGTCCGTTAATCTCAAACCAAGAGTCACGCTCTACTGCGTAAGAAAGTTCATCAAGGATGTATTGCTCGTCTTTGTTTTGGTCAGCAATTTCTTTCGTCGTCTGTGTCATTGGGTTTTCCTTCAGGTAGGAACATTAATTGCTCGCGTAATTTCCAGACAAGATTATCAAGCGCCACACACCGTTCAACGGCGTTGTCGCGTTGGCGTTCCATTTCCCTCAACTGTTTTTTGAGATCAATGATGTGATCCATCGTCACCGAATCACAGTGGCGGCGTTCTTTGCTTATCATGCGTTTGCTCGTAAATCCGACCATGCCTTACCTGATACATTGTAAGCGGCCCGCTTCGCAATCCATCCTTGGCTGGCATTAACAAATACTGGTTCAATGAAGACCTTTTTCTCAAAGGCCAGATCAGGACCGAATCGCTGCGTCCTGATGTGACCACGCCGGAGATGCGGCCTGACCGTACGAGGATCGTCATTATCGCCTACATGGCTTTCGGTTATGTTACCGACACTGATGGTGGTCGTGTAGGCGTAGCCCTTGCGGTAGGCGTTCTTCTTGTTGGATTTGCCCGCCAAAAGGTTGCGGTTCACGGTCGTGTCGGCTTTGTGGTTCTTGGTGGCAAGCAGAACAATCAGTATTTTTAACAGGATAGCCGCCATCTCAATCATCTCGGTGGCAACAGCCAATTCATCAAGTTTGTTTTCAAAATCGATGTACTCGGCCACATTCATTCGGGGGATGATAATCCTGTGCTGATCATCCATCCCTGTCATGTGTATGGATTTAAACCCCTCCCCGACCAAGCCGTTTCGCATAACGTCTTTCATTTCGTACTCAAACATCATTATGGTTCGTTCGTAAGTGCGGTCTTCCTCAGTCACTTCATCTTCATGCATGGCATTGAGAAACTTCCACGGAACCTCAATGGCAAACTTCCTGAACGGCGCTTTGAACAAGCCCATCTCGTCCATGTCCTTTGCTGTCGCGTTTACGTCTTGTACATTGAAGCACTTCCATATCTCAGGAGACATGCGGAACAGTTGCAGATCGCTGCTCATGTCATTCAACCCTGAACACGCGGACGCCATCACGCTCGTCAACGATGCGCCACCGCCACCGCTTGCCTTTCCGCGCAACCGATTGGCGGCTGGCGTAGAAGCATGACTGCTTGACGGCAACCTTGTTCGCATCCTTGCGCGGCACATAGAAACTGTCGCCAACATCCATATCCCAGAAAGGATACTTCGGCGTTCTGATCCGGCTGGGTACGACCGGGACTTTGTCTGTTATGCGATACGTCATGTGTACTCCCTTGTTGACGGGATCACAGTGTCAAATCACTTCAACCAGATCAAGCGGGATACAGGGGTTGCCAATTGTTATTCCCAACAAACCGCTGGCTTTCGGCCAATTCAAAAGACCGTTCAACGCCGCGTTGGATCATGCCTTCCTTCCGCATGAAGGTGATGGCCTGACTGACGGTATCGACCAAGTCGTCATGCACACCCTTCGGGAATGATTCGGTTTCAGCAACCACCATCTCGGCCCATGACCGGAACACGTCAGGGTCGTCCACCTTGGTTGGCGCATAGATCAAGCCTTCGGCAAAAAGATGCACGACCGAGTGCAGGCGCGCGACCTTGTCCAAGTCCTTCGGGTTGACCTCCCTGATTTGAAACTCTTCCATGCCGCAGATGCGCCTGATCTCTTGCGCCACGGATATGCCCGGCCCCTTGGCTTCGATCAGCAGAATGTCCAGTTTGCTTTCACGCGCCGTGACGATGATACGCTCCACCAGATCGTGAAACTCAAGGCGGTCCTTCCACGCATTGGTCAGCATGATCTTCGGGACTTCGGCGTCTTTGTCTGCCTTCACGATGCGGCTCAACACATTGCCGGAGCCGTCCCGCATGCTGATGGCCGTAATGTCACCGTCGTCATGCCACACGCCCCAGCATGTCATGGCCGAGAAATCATTCTCCTTCTTGGTCGTGTAGGCCAGATCGACAGAGCCGATGTTCACGGACATGGCGGGGAAGTTTTCCCGCATCCACGGTTGCCACCACAGGCGCTTGATGATGCCGCCGCCAGCAGGCTGCGGTCTTTGGGCCAATTGCCCTGCCGCGCCATAGGGGCCAAGCGTACGCTCCAACTCAGCGACTTGCTCCTCATCGAACCGCTCCGGCCACAGCAGTTGGCCCTCCTCCTCGCGCGGGTCAGTCCAGTATACGCCGTTGCCATCGGCGTCAGCATGTGGCGGCACGAGGCATGTATAGATGCGGCGCTCCGGCTCAAAGCGCATCGGCAGCATCAGATGCGTCCAGTTGCCAATGTCTTTGGATAAGATATGCCCGGTGACATCGCGTTCATTCAGGCGCTGTTGGATCACGATCTTCACGCCTGTCTTCGGGTCATTGAGACGGGTTGACCACGCCATGTCCCACCACTCCAATGTGGACAGCAAGACCGCTTCGGAGTTGGCTTCACGCGCGTTGTTGGGGTCGTCGGCGATCAAGTAGTTTCCGCCCATACCTGTTGTAGAGCCGCCGACTGAGACCGTATTGCGTCTGCCGCCAGAGGAAAGATCGAACTGGCTCTTCGTGTTCTGGTCGCTGCTGATGACGACGCGCTCGCCCCACCGGGATTGATACCACTCTGATTCGACCAAACGCCTGCACTTGATGCTGTCTTGCAGCGCGAGGTTCTGCGAGTAGGACGCGTGGAGCAACTGAACGCCGTTGCCCTTGGTCGGCGTATTCGTCGGCTGCGCCCAAATCCACGCGGGGAACAACACACCGCACAGCGTGGACTTACTGAAGCGCGGCGGGATGTTTATGATTAAATTCCTAATATGTCCGTCAGCGCATGCTTCAAGGTGATCGCACACGGCTTCCATCGCAAAGCCGCCGCCGACAAATGGCGCGGGGTCGATGACGTTCCACGCCTGCTGGGCAAACTTGTACAGGCTGCGCTGCGCCAAATTCTTTGGGGCATTGGCCGCGATGTAGGCCAACTCCTCCGGCGTGAATTGATCTAGCAGCGGGTGCGATCTACGCGCCTTGGTGGCTGCTGTCATCGTCGCTGTCGTCATCACTGTACTCTGACTCTGCCGCAGCAATCACGGCTGGCGACAGGATTTCATAGACGGTTTCCAAGTCTTCAAACTCAATCGCGTCCAGATCGACCTTGGAAGCAACCTGCATGGCGGCGCCATTCGGGCCGGACAATTCCATCTGCTTGACTTCGGTCCACAAGCCTTTGCCCCGACGCGTCAAGAAAAACTTGGCTGCGTCCAGTTGGTCAGCGCCGTTCTCTTCCCGCATCTTGCTCAGGATCACTGCGGCAGCATCATGGATGGCATTCGCCCAGCCGACATTCAACTCATGCTCGTAATGACGGACCAGCGTTTTGCGGTCCATTCCCATCTTTTGAGCGATTTCCCCCTGCGTGAGACCCGCAGCAACAAGGATTTCTACTGTATTTCGCGTTACTTTCGTCGGCTCGTGAGGAGGCCGACCCATAATTGCTTTGCCTTTATTTCGTCCCATGACATTTCCCATTAGTTCGCAATGTAATGTTATAACATAACATATTGCCAGATTTATTAATTCCCACCGATTAATAAGTAAAACTTATGAATACTTATTCCGCTTCTGAGCATAAGTCCTCACTTACTCAATGACTCTATCAGAACAGCCTTCAATATGGCCAACTGATCATGTGATCTTGCCGCTGTCAGACGTAATGCTTCCTTCTGGTCTTCCAGCAATCCTATCTGTTCCTGAAGTCTTGATACCTGACGCCTGAGATCAGCAATGACCTGTCTCTGCTCTTCAATTAACTGTTTCATTTGTTCTTCCACGGCAGTCTTGCTCTTTGTGATCCGTGGCATGGCTTAATCCTGCCCTCTTAGCGCATCTATAATGATATGCCTCAGCGTGGCATGCTCACGTTCGTACATCCTGATCTCTTCCAATAAGTCCGTGATACGCTTTTCTGCGTCTACCAATTGCTTGGCCAATGTCTGAGCCATGATAAACCTGTCTTCTGCCAGTTTCTGGTATTCGTCTCGCTCCTTAGCCAATTCTGCGTTTTTCCTATCTGCCCGCTTGCAGTCTTGCTCCAATTCCCGGCAAGCCTTGTTCAAGCCTTCAAATTCAGCACGAGCCTTTTTAGTCCTCTCGTCTGCCTCGTGAAGTTTTTCCGCCAGAGCCTGCCTGCTCAGATACGGTATCTTTACGGCCTCTGTCTTCTTAGGTCTGCCTCTCTTCGCCATGTCTGTCTCCCTCAGTTTTGGCTTACTTGTCGTAAATGATCGTCGGCTCTTTGCCCCACGACCAATCCCAAATATACCAACTATAATTATGCCGGGGCGATCCGGTGCTGTCGTCTATCCACCTTGGCCTTTTGAGCAGCACGATCTTGCAGGCAAAGGGAGCCTGTCCAAATACGTCTCTACGGCTTACGGCGCAGTCAAACTCGTTCCTGAGCAGCATAGCCACTCTGCCGCCAAAAGGACGCGTCAGAATCAACGCATGCTCAATAAACTCGTCAGCCAAATCATCAGCAAAGGGCGGGTTCGTCACAATGTCCCGCTGCTCTGGGTTGCCCCACATCAGCAGAAAATCGCCAACTTCGTACCCAAAACCGTAATCCAAAATATCTGATCCATACACATCGACGCCGTGCTTTTTAAACACCTTCGCCATGCGCCCCTTGCCGACCGCTGGTTCCCATACCTTGGTGAAGGACTCATGCCGCAATAGCACTTCCGTCACCCACTCCTCAGTCTCGTAATGATCCCACTCGCGTCTGGCCCATGTGCTAGCCATGACGACCTTGTCACTGTTTGGCGATATTGGCGATGGTCTCGGCACGAGCATCCCTCCCCTCAGTGAGACGCGTCAGGTCTTCGTACACACCCCGCACATACGCGATCATGGTCGCAGACGGGATTTGCTGATCATACACCATCTTAATCGTGAAAAACATCAATGATTTCAAAGTGATCTCAAATTTTTCTTCATCTAAAAAATCATCGGTGTAAGCGTTTTTGTTGATCACGCCGTGCAGATCAGCGCCGACCTCGTTAAACAGCGCGATTTCTTCTTCATTCGTCATTGCACCCCTCCCAACGTATCCAATCCACGCATCAATTCATCAGGATCAATGTCAGCAAAAACCATTTCCTTCCAAATGCCCGTCAAAAGCAAAACGCCTTCCATCGGATGATAATTGTTTTCTCGCAAATCATTGATCAGCGCGACTGCCAACACATCAGTCATGGCTTCCATCGCTGCTTTCTCATCATTTTTCGGCACATTTCTCATCATTTCATTCAGGAAATGATCCAAATTTTCGCCAAACTTCATCGCATACCGCGATTTTTTAGATGATCTTGCCATTTTGCATCTCTCTCTGAAGAGTTTCCACGTTACGTTTTATGTCAATCATTTCCAATTTAACTACTTCAACCAAATTTTGCGCCTGATTGAATAGGTTATTGATGCGGTCCAATCTCTTTTTTAAGCGGTCATTTTCTTTCCGCATCAGTGTAATTTCATCGACGATATCAATCTTCGTGTGCTTCATACCGCAGACTCCGGTTCTGGTCCGTCAGATCATCCGTCAGACGCATCACAATGCGGTTCATAGCCCTTTCAGCGGCTCGCATAACACTCCACTGCTCGCCAAGCGGACGGCATTCAAAGTTGCGCGCAGCCATGAAATAGACGCCCTTCTCGTCCCACACGATCTGACCCGCAATATTCACTTTGCTTTTTGCCTTCACCATCACACTCCCCTGATTCGGACGACCAGAGGAGTGTGCGCTTCGTGATTCTGATCCGCAAGTCACGGAATTGAGCATTCCAAATCAAAAGACCAGTACGGCTCGCATAACACCTGACGGTTGTCGTGCGACAGGCTCGCTGCAATTGCCCACTGATACTCTTGGCGGCAAAAGGTTTCAATTTTGGGGTTCATACCCCACTGCTTGCAGGCTTCGCGACACACCCGGTGAACAGCCTTCGCAACGCCCTCCGGCGTTTTGCCACTTTCAATCGCAATGCGGACTTTCGTAAGAAACTCCGCGTGATCTTCTTCAATACCGTACATCTGTCTCCCCCTTATCGTGCGTGAATTGCGATGCGAATAGCAGCGTCAAGAACCGGAATATCTTCGGCGCTCAATAAGCACGCTGCCATCGGGTGACTTTTGTCATACTGCCAAACCTTACGCGCGTTATCGTAGGTCGGTTGTTTTTTGAATGCTTCAATCAATTTTTTCATTTTTGCCTCCGTTGGGGAGGGGGCCGTAACCCCCATCGTTATTTTGGATGACTAATTATGGTTTGCGCGATCCCGTCGCGTACGGTGTGTTCCTTAACCTTTGCATTGATTGAAAGTGCATCGCCCTTGTGACCGATTACTTTGCTGCCTTTATAAACGATCACATTGCCATTTACGTCTTCCATAATGTGGACAAATGTCGTGCCAAAACGGGTCTCATATTCCGTCGTAAATTTAATGGTCAGATCAAACTGCTGACGCTCACCAATTTGTCCTACATGCTTTGCAGAGGCGGCTTTTGCTTGTTTTGCAGCAACCCGTTCTGCCACCCTCTGCTCGCCTTTGGCGATAAGATCAAGGGCCGCTTTTTCTTGGTTTGGTGTTAAACGGCCAAATTCCAGAATGCTTTTGGCCAGGCTACCATAAAACTTACCGTTAGCAGCCTTCACAACCGGGTGACTTTCCAACCACTCAACACCATGACGATCAATGGTCGGCACATGTGCAAATGGACCATGCTCAAAAAGGAAGGCGTGACAACGATCCACGATCTCTTGGCCGCTTTCAGCAACCCAACGCTTTTGATTGCCAATGCGGCGATTGTGTTGAATGCGCGCTTGTTTGCCCTTCTCGTAAGCCGCTTCATTTTCAATAAATGTTGGACCGCTGAAATTTACCATTGTATCGCTCCGTTGGTTTGGCCGTAGCCCGTTGTTGATGACCCATCTCTCACACGGATCATCAACCTTGTCAACTCAGTCAACCACCCTGTGGATAACTTTTTTAATGATTGGCGGCAATGTTTTCCCACTTCCAATCATCTTTAGTTTCAAAATAATTCATACGCTCTTCGAAATATTTATAGGCATCAGTCTCACGGCTGATACGATCTGCCTCTTCCAATGCCGCGCGCTTGGTCTTGAACACTTTTTTAGGCGTATTTGCGCCGTGCCAAAACCATTTTGAACCGCCTGCCGGGCGAGTGATCACGCCCACAAGAATGCGTCCGGCGCTTTCAATAATTTCGTCGATGTAAATGCCAATCTCAATGCTGCCTTCACCAAGGCGACTTTCGCGAGCGTAGGCAAAATCGTTAATGTCATATTGTTGCATGGTCTTTATCCCTCTCATTGATCCACACGGCCATTGCGCCGCGCTCAATTTGTATTGCGTTAAGTATTTCAGGGTTGAATGACAAAATTTGTCGTATGCTGATGATGGTGGTTTTAACGCGGGGACGCTTGGCCCCCGCTTTTTTTCTTAAGACTGCTAGCCAGAAGATCATTGGACCGGAGCCGGAGCGAAAGTGATGCGCGCATCGCTCGTATAGCCTTCCATGCGATCCTCAATCCAGTTTTTACCCATTTCGATCTCAATGCGCTTGCGGTCGATACGGAAACCGATGCTATCCTTTCCGACGACGGCAATAAAGAGATTACCGGAGTGCGACTGCTCTTTGCCCATTTCGCGGATCAGTTCTTTTGCCTGATCCAATTTAGTCGTCAAATCCTTGATTTGCGCGGCGATCTGAGCGGCAGTGTCGATAATTTCTTTGGCCGAGTAGCCTTCGAAGTGGTTGATTTCGTTCTTTGCCATGATGTCCTCCTTGGTTTGCGCCGCAGCGCCGTTGTTGATGAATCTACAATAATGATAGTTTCAACCTAGTCAACTATTAAAATGCGTACTGACCGCTTTTGTGGATAAGTTGATAGAACCGCTCCCCATCAGCCTTCTCGCGTAAGGCAACCAATTCGTCGCCATACGCTTCGTACCGGATGACCGCGCCGTAATCAGCGGCGACGGTTCCAATACGCATATTCGTCGTAGGCTTCCCAAACGAGGGCATCAACATAGTCGTTTTTGGCGTGGTCTTTGCGGATGATGTTGGCAATTTCTGCCTCCTCTTGTGCTGTTAATTTCACATCGTTGCCGTCGATGTCGGTGCAATACACGATGCCGATGTCATCGAAGTCCCAAACCAACTCGCCATTGTCGAAGCCGTAAACAGCAGTCGAATTAGCGTTTACAAACACCGATTGGCCTTGGAATTGGACTTCCAAGTCTTCGATGGGGTGAGAAACTTGACCGATTTGCGCGTAAACTGAAAGCATTTGAACCTCCATTAGATTGGGCATCGCCCCGTTGATGGCCTATCCTTACGCTTCTATTTCAACCTTGTCAACTGCGCCAAATCCAATCCAAGCGGCGCAGACATCAAAAACATCTTTCTGCTCTGTAACGTGGTGTAACTGCCCCGTATCGCAGATCAGTACTCGCCACAGGCTGTACAGCGGCGACCACTGAGACCACGCGATTTGTTTACCGCACCAGTAAACAGTGAACATCTCCGCATCGTCATAAACCACCTTAAATTCCCTCACTCCGTTTTCTTTCCCAAACATCGGCCCAATCCTCTCCTTGTGTTGCCGGAACGCGGACATCAACTTTGATTCCGCCCTTCATTACAAGCCGCCGGGCTAAATCATAAGCCGCTGCTTGCCCCGTAAAGTTGGCATCATTGTCTGAAAAAATCGTTAACTTCCTCACGCCTTTTGGCGGTTCCCACGACTTCATAAAAGGCGCACTAATCACCGACCATGTGGGGATGCCCGTCATCAAGAATGCCGCCAGAGCAGTTTCTATGCCCTCGGCGATGCCCATGTGACTTGCCGCTCGCATCAGCCGGATTGCCGACCCATGCGGAATTGATCCCGCCATCAGCATTTTGGACGGAGACAACTCGCCAGCCTTGCGCCCATCTTCATGCAGAAAAGTCCGATGCACAGAAACGAGGTTGCCGCTCAAATCAGACACAAGAGCAGCCATCACAAAATAATCTTTTATCTTGTTTGATGGGTGCTTCGTCACCGCCGATCTGATCGACAACGAATCAAAAGGCTGACCAAGGCGTTGCGTCAAATACTGTTTGACAGGGTCGCCATCCGCCACCGTGTCCGTGCTAAACCAGAACTCTTCTGCCCTCTGGCGGCACTTTTTCTCGTCGCCACCGTGCATGATCTGCCGGGCAGACGCCTGCGGAAGTAAAGGTTCAATGATTTGCTTTGCTTCAACGAGGCTTAGTTTTTTAATTTTGCTGACGAGTGAGAAGCCATCTCCCGCGCCACATGCCGAGCAAATCCAACCGCCTTTTCCGTGCTTATCGTCAAATCGAAAACGGTCTTTACCGCCGCAGACCGGACAGGGGCCGTGCTTGCCAGTAAGGTATTTGCTGTCAACGCCAAGGCGACCAAGAATGTCATGCCACTTGCCTTTCGCTTGCATTTGAGCCGTTGCGAAGTCCATTTGATTTCTCCCTTTGTTTTGCTCGCGCGATATTTAAACTTCTAATCCATGACAATGTTGCCGCTGTGGGCTGTAATGGAAATCCCTTTTCTGCCGGACCTACTCCCATCCTTTGTTTGTAAGCATGATACGCCCATCCATCCTTGTATCCTTTCAACCGAGCATGGCCGAGTAATTCACAATAGAAAACTTTCTTCTGTTCTCTTGTCCACGATTTGGCGATTGCGCGACCATCACGCGTCAGTTCCATCAACTCGCCATTCTGCGTTTCAACTTTTGATACTGGCTCCGCTTTAAATCCGCATGCCGGACATTCACGCGATCCCACAGGCTTGATGAACGCGCATTTTGGACAAGCCTTCGGCAACTTTACTTTGCGTTCCGCCGCCGCGCGATTTTTCTCGCCGCTGTCTAACTTGTCGTGATGAATGTCACTCACAAAGCCGAGACGTAACGTCGTGTCAGAGTGATCAAGAATCAGACAATAATTTTTGCCTTCCGCCGTCCGCAGTCCTCGTCCAATAATTTGCGTAAATAAAATTTCCGAACGCGTCGGACGCGCCAAAATAATGCACCGTACATCCCAATCAATTCCGGTGGTAAGGACGCCCACATTGCACACGACCTTAATTTCACCTGACGCAAATTTGGCGGCAATTTCTTCACGCTCCTCAACTTCTGTAAACGCATCCATGTATTCGGTCGGCACGCCCGCTTCCAAGAATTGTTGTTGCAGTTTCTTGGCATGCGCGCGGTCAACACCGAAACAAAGCGTCGGTCGATCTTCGCCCTTCTCTAACCATGTCGAAACAATATCAGCAACCAATGTCCCTTCTTGCATGACGCGTGACAGGCCTTTGGTTTCATAATCGCCCTTGACGATCTTGACGCCTGTCAGATCAGGATGAGCGGGAGCATAGACTTTAAAGTTTGAAAGGTAGCCGCGATCAATCAATTCTTGCGTCGTCGTGCCAATGACAAGGTCGTCATAAAGTTTACCCATGCCCTTGGACCACGGCGTAGCAGTTAAACCAATCACCGGAACACCTTTTTCAGCGAGTTCAGCAAACCACTCAGCATAAAATTTAAAAAGGACATGCGCCTCGTCAACGATTACCAGACCCGCGTCCGGTACATCGCGCCGCATCAGTGTTTGAATACTCGCCACTTGCACCGGAGCCGTGTGGTCCGTGCGTTCGTGATAAGCCTGCATAACACCAATTTCAAAAATGCCGTCACGTTCAAACGATTCGACCGTCTGATTAACGAGCGAGATCGCAGGCACACAGAAAATTACACTGTGACCTTTCTCGCGCGCCATATTGATGATTGCGCCTGCCGTAGCGGTTTTCCCCGCACCTGTAGGCATTTGCAATACGGGTCTCCGCTTGCCAGAACGAAGGCTAGACCGAAGATTGCGGATCGCTGCTTCTTGATAATCTCGGAGTTTATGCGCGAAGACCATGATCCCGCTCCCAACATTCCAAAGCATGCAAAATTGTCGTGTGATCACGACCCATCATTTTTGCAACTCTTGCGCGGGAGTACTTACATTCATGCACGGCTCGCCAAATTAATTCACGGCGCATTTCAACCAGATATTGCGACCGATCCTTCGCCATGATGCGATTGGGATCAATATTGTATTTTTTCGCTGTCTCAATTAGCAGCCGGAAGAAGTTATTCTTCGGCATGCCTTTCACATCCCACACGATCTTCGGCGGCTCATATTTTGGCTTTTCAATCACCGCAACCGCCTCAGCCGTTTCTGAAATGACGGGCTGCGGTCGCACTGCTTGCATCGGAACAAGACCTGCTGACGGACCAAGACCGCCGAGGCGCTGTTTTACTGCGAGATAATGCGCTCGCCATTCATTGTAGGATTTGCTGTTGTCTGTCATCGTTTGGCTCCATTGGAATTAAAGTTACTACCATCGGCGCTGTGCTTTCTTTCGCCCACTCCGCAGCCAACGCCACACACTGCGAATCGTCCTCAACTACTTTCATCGTCACCAATAAATCACTGGTGGCCTTTAACAAATTATCCAAATCCGCTCGCTTATTCACCCTCTGCGCGCGAATGTGGATCGCGTATTCCCCATCAATTGTCTGCCGCGTTTGCTGCTTGATCATCCACCCCGCTTCATCCAACCAAGCCCTGTATTCGGCTGATTTAATCATGCGTTTCCCCGCAATTCGCCATAGGCGATTGACCGATGGAGCGAGTGGCAACGACAAAGTGATCAAACGAAAAAATCCTCCGGTTTAAGCAAATTACGACTGTATTTGATGATTTTTTGCGCTGCACCAATTAACGGCGTTTGCTTATAATTTTCAATTCTGGACAGGCTAGAAGCCGAAATTTCCGTCTCCATTGCCAGTTTTTCAAGGCTAATTTTCCTCCACTTGCGCCACTTTTTCAAGGGGTGACCCTCGCCGATTCGCCAATCGGGCTGACCGTTAGCCGCCCCGCTGACGGATTTGGTTGCAGCCTTATTTGCGCGTTTGGCCATGTCCAACATTCTCCCGTATCGTCTTGAAAACACACCCAAAAAAGGTGATGTTCAAATCCATAATCAATCAGCAAATGGGCCATAGCCTTACCCTTTGGGGTTATCAAAGGGATTGGGGGTTCAAGCCTTATCGTGGTTGACAAACTTTGCATTGAACGCAAACCTACCAAAACCAAAATCACATGACAAGGGGTCAAAATGACAAAGATGGATTACAGGGAATTACAGAAAAT